CGTTGAGGTGTCGTATTTCAGAACCTCGTTGTTGGCAGGTGCTGTTATGGTTGTATCGGTAAGTCCAACAATGTCTGCTGATCCACCTCCACCACCACCTGACCCTGCTTTTTTCCCAGAGTTACCGCTATTAAATCCTTGATTAAATGCCATATGACCCTCTAATGTTATGCGTAAAACGCTATGGTTATTTTACAGTCTGCTTCTGCTATTACAGAAATGACTGTTGCTGATTCTGAGGTCAAAGCGTGTACTTTCCGTACCCCTGCATTTAGCTCTACATTACCTGTTGTCCACGTTGCTGAGGTTGGAATTGCTGCGGTAACCCCATCAAAACTAGCAAAGAAATCACCTGTTGACGAGAAGACCGCAAAGTTACTTCCAAGGGGAACAGGGGTTGTTTGTGGCGTATTAGCCGTTAACGCTATTTGGTAAATTGTATCCGATGATTCAATGGCACTTGTGTTGTAGTGGGGTTCTCGTGGTGACCCTGAATTAGTACCGTTGTGTATAAGTAAATGTGTTGGCATCTTTATATTTCCTTTGGTTTATATGTTTTCTTTTGCTACTGTTATGGTGCAACCCAAGTTCCATTTGCACAGAGGAGATACCCTCCATTAATTTCCGCTTGTGTGGGTGCAGGTACTATTCCGTTGCCATTAATCGAAAAGAGTGAAACAGGCAAGCCATATGCGTTTATACTTGCAGCTACTGTATTAATTGCATCTTTGTTTAGCCTGACCGCCCAAAATGGGGGTATTACTGTGTTGGGGTCTAAATATTTAGAATATAAGGTTGAATCACTCAGGGCAGGTGTGCCAATTCTGGCAGTCCACGTTGCTATTTCTGCTGCTGTGGCAATATCGGCTGTATATTTAATGTGTAGCTGCAAATCATTAGGTACATCTATAGTGCCGTCTGCATTAAAGTCTACTCTCGCATATCCGTCAGTATGATTGGCTTGCAACCAAGCAGACAAATAACTATCTGTTGGTGGTAGACCTAACAGGATACGACCCATCTCATCCTTGATTGCATAGAGAAATATTCTATCTATATCAGTTGTAGTTGCGGCAAGCGTTGACATCCCTTTTGTGACTACTGTACCGTCCTCAATATCGGCTAGTAGGTTAATGTCTGCCATGTTACTAAGGCTGCCAGTTTGAATGACTGCTTGGAGGTTAATTCCAATCGTATTAAGATAGCCAGAGATGACTGCCAGATCGTTAATGTGTGTTGTATCGGCAGCAACTTGTTGTACATCAAGGATATTGGTCGCAACTGTGTCAATATTTGTTTGATTAGCTGCTGACGGGTTCATGGTGTGCCATTGGGACGCACCCGTTCCAGAACCATCACCTACCCTCATCTCTGATGCAGTAGTGTCAAAATACATCGTACCTGCTGTATGCATTACGGTTGGGGGAGCGCCTAAAGCACCTATGTATCTATCTAAGAAATCGTCAATATCACTCAGTAATGTTGTGATACTTGGGGCAACAGTTGTTGCTACTGTTGTAACATCCGCACTTACCCCTGCCACGGTTGTGACATCTGTTTTAATAGTCGCAACATCTTGAATAGCATTAGTTGCTACTGTGCCATCTTCAATGTGTGCTAACTGTGTTATATCGGCAAGCCTACTAGACACAGCACTAATATCATTAGGAACAGTGCCAGAACCAAGATTGTATATATGGGTGTACAAATTGTCATATAAGCCTTCTATCTTGTCATCTATACCCCCTACTGCAGAGATTTTTAGGCGTATTGCCGCAAGATCGGTGAGTACATTAGTTCCTACAGTACCGTCCTCAAGTTCAGCGAGTATCTTGAGGGCAGACGTTGCTACTGTACCATCTTGTACTTCTGCTAGAGTCTTGAGTGCGTTGGTTGCTGTTGTGCCGTCTTGTAAGTCAGCTAGAACACCCATGTCTGTAACCATAGCAGATGCCCCAAGGGTGGTCATGTCAGCAACGGCACTCGTAGTACCTAATCGCCCTATCTCTGTGGCTTTACCTGCGACTGTTTGTATATCGGGATACTCAATGTTCAACTGACCTTTATTTACAGCATCACCGTCAGCTACTCCGTCAGCGACATTCTTGAGAACCCTGCTTTGTACATCCATTTTACCGTCAAAGGTCTTCGCTACAGTTTCATCCACTCTATGTACCGCTTCTTGAGCGAGGTTAAAAACCTGTTGTGCTGAATCATCTAGGCTTTTCTCTGTCAGTAGTTCCCCTGTTTGGAAATCCACTAATCTAGAACCGCTTTCAGTCCTTCTTTGTATACGAACTTCCTGATCTTGTACCAAGGTAATTGCCAAGGTTGAACCAGATGAGAATGTGTAATCAGTTACTACAGCCTTTAGTACGGAATCTACATAAAGCTGCACATCTTCTTCTGCAATGTAATTGAACGGTATAGGAATAGAGGTCAATCCTCCTGCGCCTACCGTAAACTCGTTATAGGTTATACTCATTTATAATATTCTCCTATTGTAGGAATGAGGTTTGTTGTTCTTGTTGAATTTTCTCTTGTAATAACTCTGGGTAAGTTAATAAAAGCTGCCTTTTAGCCTCTGCTTTATACCTGCGCAGTAACCTTTTAATATTCCTAACTTGAATAGGCTCCTCATGACCAATATCATTAAAATACATCCTATCTACATCGTAGTCGTAACGAGGGGATTTCATCTCATCCCCAATGGCCTGTATTAACGTCTTATTTTTATAGTAAGGGAGTCTTACATTCCCCATTAGCTTGTTGTAGTTCGCATACTGATGTGAACTTAGCTCTACACCATCGAATGATCTAGTAGGCCCTGAAAATCCATGATTTAGATTAACAAGTTCCCTTAATACCCAATCGTCTGATGTAGGTTTCATAGGTATTCCATATTCAAGTCCCTGAGGTACTTCTTCCTTCTTACCTGTCAACCAGTTATAGCGATCAGGTAGGTCATCTTGATGCCAAGGAGACTTACGCTTGAGTTTGTCTATCAACCCCAAAGCCTCTTTGATATATTTGGTATCAAATTCACCTGTTGTCTGTGTTAATAAGGAAGGTACCCATGAGGCTACATGCTCCTCCATAAGATTCTTAACAGCCATATCTTTACCAATAACATGATCTGAGAATAGAGTAGCTGCATTAGTCACCCCTCTCAAACTAGACTTATCCCCTATAGTGCCTGTGATTGATAGAATTGTAGCTTGTACAACATCTCCCATATCATCAGCAGTAAGGGCACCATTCCTAGCTGCATCCATACCATTAGCGATTACCCCAAAGAGCATCCCTGTAGGGTCAAACTTCTGGTAACTGACCCACTTCCCATCAATTAGAATTGAGTTGGGTTGGTGTGTCTGTCTCCATATCTGATTGGTCTTAGGGTCATCGGGCCCACTACCTGTTAGCTTACCTTCCATGTAGTAGTTGTACCCTGCATAGGCCATACCAGTACCTATTGCTTGCCTCCCGAACCACTGACCTCTTTTTAACGGGTCACCTGAGGTGAAATCATTACGCATTCTCTTACTAATCATTCCTATTAGAGGTGTACGTTGGTAAGCCTTGTTGATTAGATCAGAGGGTGTTCTGACAAAGGGTAAGAACATCCCTAAGGCAGGATTACTAGCCACCAACTGTTGGGTCTTTTGGACTATACTTCCTTCCATTGCCTGTTTGGTATGAGTAGCATCCTGAGCAACCAACAGGGCATCTTCATCCCTATGTTTAGGAGTAAAACCATCGACTTCAAAGTGATCTTTCATCTTCTGGTGGATGCCAATTTCAACATCCCTCCTACTTACACCTCTATCTAAATCTCTTAGTGCCTCTGCGTGGTATTTGGACTTTAAAGAAGCCCAGTAATTTGTCTGCTTTACCACTTCATCGGTAGCACCTAAGAATCTAAAGGATAACCGAAAGTATTTACCCATACCATCAACCATCCCTCCCATTACAGAGGATGGGTCTAAGCCCCAGTTCTCTGCTGTGATCTGAAACGGAGATGAATGGCCTGTTGTTAACTCATGTACCTTATGATCCACATGGCCTAAGTTCCCTAAGTTTCCTTGAGGAAATTCAATCATACTACCTCTATAAGGGTCGATGAATTGACGGTCATGCTTTAGTGATTGCCATCCTGCTGCTAACCCCTGTCTAAACCCTTCACCCATATATCTTATGTGGTTCCATGCTTGGTCATGGGCTAACTTTACAGCAGGGTCATACGTTAAATGTCCATCTGCAAACTTAAATTGGAAAGGAGGTGATGTACCTACCCATCTCTCTAGGGGTATGATGATACTCTCTGAGATTCCTGAGATTGTGTTGGTAGCAAATGTAGCAGAGTTAAGAAGTAATGAACCCCTCCATGCCTCTGTGAGGCTTGCCATGAATTTCTCACCTCCACGGTACCTCATGAACTCTCTTGTGATTTTGGTTTTAGCTGCTAGATCATCAAGACCTTTAATAGAATCAATAAGAGCATTAAATGCTTTTATATCCCCACCACCCTCAAATTCCTTTAGTGCTAAGGCTAGTTGATCTGGATTTAACTCAGCGAAATCAGTTAGTTTATTCTTACGGTGGGCTAATGCTCGTCCGTAGGCTGTTTCTAATCGACTTACTGGGTTAGCCCTTTGTTGCATCTCCTCTGTGAGCTTTAATACTTCAGCTTTAGCTCTATTACTGACCACTTTATTAGGGTCTTTAAGAGCCTTGCTATTAACAGCCTTCATTAACTTAATATGAGTAGCCTCTAGCATTACCTCTGAGGCGTATAGGTATGATATTGAGTCTTCAACATCAGTTGTATACTTGGATAAGAGAGTATCTACTGAACCTACATCCATACCAGATAACTCAGACCATCTTTGGGCCGCTTCTGCTTTCTGATGTTTAAACCCGAACCTCTTTAAGTCCCTTGTTTCGTTAAGAAGAGGCTTAGTGAGTTTTGTCATGATATACTCCATGATCTCTCGCTCTTCTTTAGGGGAAGACCAGTATTTAGTAGATAAGTCTTCGCCCATGGATTTAAGAGTTTCCCGTACTACCCCTTGGGGGCTTACCTTACATGGCATTAGAAACACCCTCCTTCTTTATTCATTTTCTTAGCTACGTTGTAGCCTTTGTATTTAGCAAAGACAGCATCCATCTCTTCTGCGGTATACCGTTCCCCTGCTGTGTTCTTTAAAGGCCCTTTTGATTCCTTGACTCCACTTAGATTCGCAAAGGTCTTCTCAGGCTTTATGATCTTTTCGCCTGTATATTCCCCATGTGATTTAACGGTATTCAATGAGTCTTCTATATCTTTAGTAGCTGCTGATACATCAACGTCAACCCTCTTAGAAACCTCTCTGATTATGTTGCCATATTCAGCATTTAGTGCGGTCAGATTAGTATCCTTATTGACATTAAAGATAGCGTGAATAGTGGCATCAAAGTCATCTAATAGACTGTCTCTGAATACCTTTTCATCAGAGGTCTTTTTTAGTAACTTATCGTTTACTGCTCTGTAAAACTTATCAGGCTGTGAGGCCTCTCTTGATTTGTTAGCACTAACACCTCTAGCAGCATCGTCTTCAGCTTGTTTAGCTGTACGCTCGGCTAACTGTGTGGTCAATTCTTTCATCTTAACTTTATGTGCTTCAGCAGCCTTACTAACCTTTGCCCTAGCGGCTGTCGTTGTCCTACCCGCTTTGTTTTTAGGTATAGGTGTTCTTTTGCTATTAGCTTCAGCTATCTGCTCGGTTAATGTTTTGACCTCATCATCTAGAGCCTTTCTGTCCACCCTATTCATCTTAGGGGTCTTCACAGCACTTTCAGGTAAGACCTCAGGGATGTCTTTAACAACCTTATCAGCTTGAATTACAGACTTAACCACATTCCTTAAGTCATCTGTACTCATGTTCTTTAGGTAGTCAGAGATACTTACATCGTTTTGTGCTGCCTTAATTACAGTGTTTATCTTTAGTGCTGTAGGCTGATCTGTTTTAGTAGTATTGTTTAGATGACTCTCTACGGTTTCTGTAGCTTCTTTTAGTTTTACAGCTTCTGCTACTTTCTCTTCTTCTACCCCTTTCTTGAGGTCATCTGCATCAGGCACCTTTCCATCATTCCTAGCTTTGAATGCTTTGAACAAAGGTAACAAGGCCATCCCTATGGTTACATCCTCTACACCGTTCTTTAATCTTCTTTCCCATACAGAATCATCTAGGTCTGAGGCTAAGTAAGAAGCCAAGGAGGCTCCTACCCATTCGTTCTCAACCATCACTTCTGCTAATGTATGCTCATAAGGGTCTTGGACTACCACAGAGGCTACAGCGGAATCTATGAAGTCTATTCCTCTCTTCTTTCTCCACTGAGGGTCTTTAGCGTTAAACCTCTTCTTGTTCCTACTTAACCATGTACTCTCTATGTCATCTAGAGATTTACTGACCTTAGCCTTTGTAGTCTTTTTAGCGGCCTCTTTCTTAGACATACTAAGCACACCACCTTTACCAAGGACAAGGTTCTCAGCTATGTTTTTACCTACTTTTAATTTTCCTGCCCCTACTAATCCTGTACCGAACTGGAATATATCTTCAACGAATTGACCTACAGCAGTTCTAGGTTTATCAACCATCCCTAGGTTAATGAACCTAGCGTTCTCTGCCTCATTATGTAAGTCCCAATCTTTAGCAGATGACATTGTGTCATTCCCAAAGAAGTCTCCAACCCCACCAATTACATCGCCTGCATCCTCTACAAACTTATCCTGTATACCTGCGCCAAATTGAAGTGTTTCATCCACAGCATCTGTTATACCGTGTAGAGCCCCTCTTCCAACATCTGCTAAGGTATTAGTCTCTTCGGCTGCCATTGATCGGTAGCCCGCTTTAATACCCGTCAGGTCAGTTTCTGTCAGAGCAATGAAGTCTTCTTCACTCATGCCTCCATCAAACCCCTCCATACTCATCTCCTTTATCTCTAACTTTCTTTAGGGCCCCTACAAAGTCACTGACTCTAACAGGGGTCTGTTTTGCCCATCTACTAGGGCCATCCCCTTTAGAGTTCAAGGCCACTTCAGTAATAGCATCGTCCCACTTATGGCAACCCATGCAGTTCCATGCTTTAGGGAACTTCTTTATCCAGTTGGTTCCTAGCTGAAAGTTCACATGCACTAAGGCATCTTCTAGCTCAGGGACACCTATTTGAGTTGCCTGTTTCTGGGCTGCTGACAGAGCCCCTTCTACATCCTTTTCAAACCATTCATCTATCTGAACCTGCGGTATATAGGTACCCTCTGGGTAAACCAGAGACTCCTGTGTATTAAGTAAATGACCTATGCCCCCTGTTAGTTTCTTTAGGCTGTCTAGGTAAGATACATTCATTACACCTTCTCTTAACTTAAGGTGTTCTAGCATCTCCCTTGAGGGCTCACTTGCATTAGTGTATGACTTCCTGCAAATGTATTCCATGAAGAGACTTCTGATACCGTTTGACATCATTAATTTCCTCCAGTGGAGAATACATTACCCTCTTTATGTTTTAGTTTAGCTAAGGCATTAGGGTCTTCAATAACACCTTCCTCTGACCAACCTTTAGGGTCAGCGTTGAACTTAGCCATTTGAGAGAGAACTAATGCCACAGGAAGCTCTACCTCTCTAGCGAACTTGTATATAAGGGTCTTTTCTAACTTTGCCTGTACAAGTGCTTTAGCGTCTAGGCTATTCCAAGTACCTTTTCTTATGTAGTCAGCCCGTAATGCAAGGGCCCCCTTGTAGTCTTCCCCATTGAGATATTGTGAAACACTTATGGTATCTCTTAGTTTAGTGCCTAATATCTTAGACCTGTCTGCTACATCTTGTGGTGACATATCATTTTCATACTTCTTGTTAGTATACTCTTGAAGCATCGATGCAAGTGTCTCCGCATAATCACTGTTTATTTTATTAACCGCAGCCACAGCCTCTGATATCTCAAGACCTTTTGGTATTAAAGAAATCTGTTCATTATATTTCGGCTTCATTATGTTCCATATAGCCTGTCGTGGATAACGGTCGTGGGAAGCAGGGTTAGTAGGGTCAGTACCTGCGGCATAACCAAAGACTCTTGGCTTAAGGAAGGATTTCTCTGTGGACTTTATGAAGTCTAGGTCAGTGCCTTGTAGCCCCATTCTAATAGTCGCAGTTCTATCTTGAATCTCCTTTAGTTGAGCCCCACTAAAGCCCCCTAGTTCAATAGCTTTTTCGGTTATCTCAGAATCAAGTGTTGTAGCAATTTCTAACCCTTGTATAAATGAATTTACATCAGTGTCATCCCTTTTGATGAAGGCTTGATTTAGAAGCAATGTGGCATGGGTTCTTTTGGAAGTATCCTCTGAATACTTCCCTATATCACGGGCCCACGTTATCTGCGCTGACCCTTCATCAGTCTTCCAGAACTGCTCGATAGTGCCTCCATTCTTGACATACTCATCTTTAGCTGATTCATGCCCTTTAATCATCTCTTTGGTAGCTCTTATATCCACTTGCTCTCTAGCTGCTGAAGCTCTGGCAAACTCTCTGTCAGCCGCAACCTCTAGCTTTGCTATCAACTCCTTGCCTTTACCAGTACTACCATAAGATACCCCCTTAGCCAGTTTCACATTGGATAAGACTTCAAGGTACTTAGCTTCCTTATGGGCTAGTGTGCCATCTTCTGACCCTGCGGCATCAAGTATCGCTCCTGATACAGCAGACTTAATAATCTCCAATCCTCGGCCTGTTCTCATACCTATGTCAGGGTAATGCTCTGTTAGTAACTTATCAATAACCTCTGGGGCCTTATCACCCTCTAGGGCTCCAACCACTAAGGATGAAAATTTAGTATCATAGACAACCCGTATAGACTCTTCTTTAGCCTTCATATTCTGGGCTAAAGTGGATATGTACATAGGCTCAATTCCCTTACCAAATATCGCTTGTGCCTCTGTACTCATGTTGTCTAACCCAAACTCTTTGACATGTGAAGAGTAGTGGTTTCTATTCCACTCCGTTAGGTTTAGGTTAGGATTAGATTGGATCGCCAACTGATAATCTACTGCATACTGTTGTTGGTAAGACATAACAGAGTCTTTAGCGATTAATGTTTCCAGTTTCCTACGAAAGAAAGGAGACTGAGAAGGGGCTAATCGGTTATTCTTAACAGCCTTTTTGTATTCCTTTTGTTCTTCTGGACTAGAGAGTACATAGGTATCGAATGCACTTCTCTCTTCTATCTTTTGGTAGTTCTCTAATGTGTTACTCCCTACAGACTCAAGTAACTTTCCTATACTAGAAATCTTCTTAGCTTGTACTTTTGAGTTATTAGCTAGGGAGTAGTCTGCTCTAGGGGCTCCTTGATATGTATCAATAGCATTTGCGACAGCATTGGGCCTCTTATCTAAGCTCCCAATGCCCCCTAATATTGCTTCTGTTATCCCACTCATGCTCTAAGGGCTCCTGACGCTTTCAAGGTATATAATTTATTGCCTGTATCAGCAAAGGCCATCATACTATCCACAGCTAATGTGTCTATTGGTGGTGCCCCTGATCTGCTCTGCCATTGTCTATTTACTTTCTTACGGTAACTAGCAAGGCTCTTTGCTTGTATGTCCTGAGCGTTCGCCTGTAGATTCCATATGTTAGAGGATACATTCCTCTGTTCTTGTTTGTATATGGATGTCCCTAAATGATCGAATACAGCACTAGCTACTCCTGTAGAACTTCCCATATGAGCTATAGCTTTACCTTGGGCTTGTGCAGCCTTAAGGGTGTTCGCAAAGATATTCCCTGCAAAAGTTCTTTCTGCTTGGGCTCTCTGCCTCATTAAGACTCTTTGAGCTTCATCGTTAGACTGCCTAGCCATAAGGGTATTGGCCTGTTGGGCCTGTAGGTCTGCCATATACTTCTGTTCGGCTGCCCTGTTCTGAGCAAGGCTGCCGGTTACTTGGGATAATCCTCCAACTAGAGTAGTACCTGCCATCATAAGGCCCATATTGGAGACTCCTAATCCTCCTAAGCCTCCTGCTGTAAAACCTAATCCTCCGACACCCCCTAGGGCAGGGGCACCTGCTATAGCTATAGGGGCCGCAGGGGCGAAAGCTAATGCTGCTCCCCCTGTGACTCCTCCTAAGACCCCTCCGATCAAGGCACCCTTTAGGATGTCAGTCCCTGAGCCCCCATTCATAGCAGACATTCCTGCCCCTAATCCTGCCCCTATTGCTATTCCTATACTTATTGGTTCACACATTGTTTTTAATCCTCACAAATTCGTAGAATGGTTGGTCACTCATTTCAACCTCCCTGATAAAAGTAAACCCTAGGTACTTAAGCCACTTAAGGGATGCTGTGTTATGTGTATGAACATAATTAACCAACATAGGGTATTTTGATTGTTTCCTTGCTATCCATTCTTTAGACTGCCTTAGGAATGGAACGACTATAGCAGGGTGGGCCATTAGGTCTGAACCTAACAACCATGGTGAACCTACTAGATTATCTAGCTTGGTTATCCCAAACATCCCTACTACTTCATCTTTATAAATCATTGAATAACAAACATCACTAACACTATACGAATTAATGAGAGCTTGATAAGGGGTATGACCATGGCTTGCCATCACTTCCTTGCAGTCTGCCTCCCTCATGTTCTTAGCTAGTCTCTTGCAGTCTTTCTTTGTGGCTTTCCTTTTATAGCCCCTTATCATATCCATATGTATCTATACTCTTTTAGCTTGCTTGTTATATGTAGCTCTCCACTCTGCTGTTTGAAATGAGCATGGGAAAGGCGTGTTATTGGTTATCCATATTTTTACATGTTCTGCTGCGTTCCATACTCCTACCTTGAACCTTCCGTTACCTACAGCAACGCTGCCAATGATGTTTGAGCCACTACCTAAGGGTTGATTAAACTCTTGGGTTCTTGTAGGTCTTCCAGTACCACCCCCTCTACCATTCGGGGTAACATGTACTGAGAACTCTGCGGTTTCACTATAGTCTACGGTGATGTCTTTCATCTTTAATGTGGAAGGGTTTAAAGGAATAGTATCTTGTTTAAGAAGGAACTTAGAGAACACATATTTAAAGTCATAGGGAAACCCTGCATGTACTGTTTCTGTGGTGTTCGCTGTCGTGTATGCTAATAGTTGTGCTGCATTAAACCCAACACCCACCAATGCCCCTTTACTATTGTAGTATGAAGGGGTTACATTCGATGAGTGTTCTATAGTTGGGGCAGCACCAATGCCATACTCATATTTAACCCTTTGGTCTAGGAGTATTCCTTTTGAATAGGCCATATCGACACTAGAAGAATCATGAGATAACTCCATTGTTTCTAAGGTAGCATAGGCATCCCTTTTGATAAGTATTACAACCTTAGAGTTGACTATGGTTATATCATATATCTCTTCCCCTAAGTCCCATGTGTGCCATGCAGATTGTTTCTTTTCCCCATTTACCCAGTAGTAATTATAAACGTACACTAAGTTGGGTGTGTCCTCAGAAAGAACCATTACCATATCTTGGGTAGAAGAAGTTGTGATCTTACGAACACCACCTTCTATGTACTTTGGGATATGACTTGTTATGTTTTCTGCATCTCTAGCCTCAGAGTCGCTTGAAACAAAGTATTCCATGAGGCCTGCCCACTTCCCATTCTTCTTAGCAAAGAATACAAAGGTGGCTGCCCCCTTAGGTTTCGCATTTAGATCAGCTTCAAACCGTGTACTAACATCTACAGACACAGTATCATGAGCCAGAACAGCGCCACTGGTTAGTTTGAACTGTACCCTATCTGAGAATATCATTAAGGAGTCACTAAATGGCACCGCATACTTCAGAGGGTTTACGTCATCTGTAGATATGGATATGTCTATAGGGGATGAATCTGAAAGAATCAATGTCGTATCATGAAAGAAATTGAAGAAGTCTCCTACCTCTGAGAGTATTATATTCTCATCTGATAGAAATCCCAATCGGTTCTTATAGAAGAACATATCATTTATAGGTTGGCCTATAAAGGAAGGGAAGGGGTTTGTGTCTTCATCCCCTGCAATCCTATCTGTCCATTCAGCCTCTTTGAAAAGGAAGGTTCCATTAGGGTCTTTAATAAGAACATGAGGCATTGTAGCCGCATCAATTTTATATTCCACCCCATCAGCTACAGTCTCCTTCCATACATACTGCCCGTACCCATCTGGGTCTTGCAATTCTACATAGTAGTCATCTTGGTTCTTAGAATTATCCCCTATAATCTTTAGCTTGAAACCCAAAGGCCCCTTAGGGGGTAGCTTCTTAAAGTCTGTAGCCTGCCCCTTAAAGGCAAATATGTTTGTATCACCTCGGTCATCTACTGCATCAAGTCTAAAATCTGTAGTAGAGCTATAGACCCTTATTATATTCCCATTTAATGACTTACTAACCCCTGAGGGTAACGATAAGCCGTTATACATTGCTGATGCTATATTGGTTGTCTGTACATCAACCTCATGTGCTGCGTTAGTGCTATCTCTCGTAGTATATGTTGTTGTGTAGTCTGTAGACCCTACGGTAATTGTTATTTTATACTCGGTCTTGTAATCACCCTGCTTAACATACACGATGCCTTCATGAGGTCTTGTAGAGGATACTGAACTATCCTTAGCTACGTTTACAGTCTTGTTTATAATGTATGTATGGTCTGCAATAGTTACGGCACCTATCTCCTTGTGAGGGGTGGATAAGCCAGAGAGATAGTTTAGGGGCGATGTGCCTGTGGGAGTTGTTATACTCTTACTAACCCCGTCCTTGTCGAACACCATAAGTTCCGATGGTGTCACTATTAAATTGTAATATTCATCATCTGAATACTTTATTGTATGGTAAAAATCTGTAGAGGCTAAGGTAGGAGATGTCGTACCCGTTAGTAATGTTTTTACTCTCTCTGTTGGAGGCCTCTTAGATAACCCATCTACTATAGAACTAAGGCCATTTAGCTGTTCATCTGCTTGGGTATCTAGTTTAAATGAAGGGGCCTGTTGTGATACCCCTGCTATTAGACTTGGTATACTGGTGGATATTAAGGTCATACTACCTTACCCTCCCACCTGTCCGGTTTATGATTTGGTATGTATCAAATGAGTTAAAGATATTAAAATCGTTAACATCTGCATCAGAATCTTTAAGTTCTATTAATGCTTGGTGCTCATCTTGAATACTGAATGAATGTGGATATGGTAAGCCTAATGTTCTATCCTGAACCATCCTTGCTGCTCTTAATGTTATATATCTTCTAGCTGCTTCAGGTAAATCCTCAAACTCTATGAGTATTACCATATCCACATTAAGACTGTCTAAGGTGCTTATGAATGTCTTGGTGGCCCTATTGTACATTTTAGAGCCTCTCATTATCCAATCGTCTGTGGAGGTCTGTGATGATCCATCTGCTTTTAAAGCGTTAGTTGGTAGGAGTGCCTCCCCCCCTGCGCTTATAGGGAGTGTGTAAGCCTCCTCTGTATTGAAGTTCCATCCTTTTGCTTGTACTTCTCTGTTCACATTATTAAGAGTGTTGAGTGCCATCTCAGCTTCAACATACCCTGTGCCCAGAGAACTGACAGGAGTCTCCCCAACGCAGGCCAGTATCTCGTTTACTGCCTCTAGTTTCGTTGTTGGTTGCATGTGCTATTCCTTATGATATAAAAAAAGGCCCCACCGAAATTCGATGAGGCCTCTCATAACATAACTACTACATACTAGGGCTACTACCCCCTAGAAGTTATAGTTATACTTTATTTAAACTAATTGCACAAGCAGGCTTGAGGATGTTATGTCCACAGGCATACTTAGCTACCATTAGTGTACCTTGACGTTCAATCTGGTATTCAGATTCAACACCCAAGTCTAACAACTTAACGGTTGCTGCTGCATCCGCTGAGAAGATAAGTCCACGCACTTTCGAGTAGTTCGAGCGGTATGCTGCTGTTCTACTTGAAGTGATTGGTTCAGGGTCACCTGTACTAGAAGATTCATCTGTTTGTGGGATGTGATTAGACATTAGAATTTTCACACCACCAATCACAGGTACTTGACCTGCTGACATTGAGCCTGAACCGCCTACATCCTTATTCATGTAAGCTAATGTGTTAACACCTGCTTCAACATTGAATAGTGAGTAGTATTGGTCTGGTGGTAATACACAAACCTTATCGCCAGTTACATCTTTCTTATCGAACTCAGCTAATGCTGCGTAGATAGAAGCTGCAATCTTAGTACCATCAGTAGCGTGGTCTGCTATTGTACCAATTGTTACATTAGATGTGTAAGCCTCGTCATCAATAACACCTGCAAGACCTGCTGATGTAGCAAGGGCTTTAGTAGTGATGGATGCAGACTTAGCAATAATTCTTGAGATATTCTTATCCATTTGATTCGCTAAGGCAAATCCTGCCTCTTTAGAATAAACAGAACGAACATCCCAATGGTTCATTGCTTCATCAATGTTAGAGATGAACTGTGTGCTGATTAGTAAATCATCTACTGTTACAACTCGCTCACCATGCTTAACTTGGTCAGCTTCAATCATGGAGCCCGGAGTATGATACTTAGCTGTTGCTGTACCAACCATCGGGAACGATGCTGACTTACCTGACGAAATTGTGCGAGTACGATGCAACGGTAAGAAGATATTTCTTTCTTCAAACGCTGTTAAGATTTCGCCTGCATATAGTTGGAGAAATAGCGATCTGTCATCGCCTGCTGCGTTTAATTGCCCTAACCTACTAGGGGCTTGATGTGGTAATGCCATGTTCTTTTCTACCTGTGTCGTTTATATAAGTGTAAATACTGCACTTGTGATCTTCTTTTCCTAAGATTACCCACGCATGGGTCAAAGATACTGGGTAGATTGGGTGTGCGTTATTGGTGTGCTTTCTTAAAATACGTTAGACTTGGATAATTTATTCTCTACCTTCTTTCTGAAGGCAGGGTCTTTAGAATATCTAGGGTCTGACATATCTCTTTTTACTTCCGCTGCTGATGCGTAGGCACCTGATGAGACAGGAGCATTATCCCCTTGAATCAATTTAGGCTCTACACCCTGCTCAGATGCATACCTTGCATGTAATCCCTTGACAGCATATAGAGTCTGGTCAAGATCATTGGTATTAACACTCTGGTCATATATAGCAACTTCAGATTCAGAGAGGTTATCCTTCGCCCAAGCTACCATCTCTTGGTATTGGGCCTCTCCTCCTACTTCGTTAAATACTGAGCCTTGTACTGAGTTGAGAATGGCCTGTTGGCCTGCAATATACCCATCCACTATTTGTTTAGGGACACCCATATCCTCAAGCTCTTTATATCTGGTATCAGATAGGGAGCCTTCACTCCAATACTCCGATGCCATCTCTTCATAATTTATTTCTGTGGGAGGGGTAGCTTCTTCTGCATCCAAGTCCTCCCTCTTATCTACTGGGTTTTCACCTAGTTTCTTTTCCAACTCTGAATAAGCCTTAGCGAGTTCCTCTGGTGATTTGAATTTATCAGGCAACCAATCAGGTGTTTCCTCTTGATTATCAGAGTTATCCTCAGTAGTCTCCTCTCCCTGCTCCTCCTCAACATCTTGAGTTTCTGTGGTGAGCGCATTGCCATTCGCTTTTGCAACCATCTTGTCAATATACTCTTGGTCTTCCGTTGGTTCTTCCGCATGAGTATTGAGTTCATTTAAACCTGCCATCTATTACTGTCCTTGTTGTTGTTGCTCTCGCATCCCTTGGGCCATTTCCTTAGACACATTGGGTGTCGCTTTCAAGGAAATGTCTCTTGCGTGCTGTTGGTTTTGCATGTCTTGAGCTTGCTGCATTTCTGCTTGCCTCTGCTCATCCGTTTTAATAAGACCATTAGTATCTAAGCCTAGTGACGCTCCCAAGCGATCAATGTAATCACCTACGTTTAACTCTGAGGCGATAACATCTGGGCCCAAAGGTTGTAGCATCTGTAGGAACTGGGATAGTTTATTTAAATCATGCCCCCTTCCTAATGCTTCCATACCAGTAATAATCTTAGGTTTCAGAGTATCCTTAGGCATCTTAGGCATCTTACCTTCAGATTCTAAGCGATTAAGTAATAGGTTCACCAAAGGTAACTGAAACTCCTGAGACAATATGGAATATAAACCACCTAAACCACCCTCTAGTTCCTGAGCCATGTATCTGATCTCTTCGGCTGTAACCCTTTCTCCTTTACGTTGTACTGCTGTATTGAGCATGAATGCAAAAGCCATACGCTCTTCAATCCTACTTGTTGCCTCTAGTGCAACCCTGAAATCGTTATACTTTTCTACTTGTAGAGTTGAGACATCTTGGGCATTTCCCTGCACTATGGCCCCATTGGGTGCCTGAGCGAGGGTTTTCGGCTTCGTAGTTCCGTTTGGAGCTACTAAGAACAGGACTTTTGCAGCGGCTGCACTTCCTTCTACGATGGCCTGCGTCAATGATTCTAGTGATTGTAAGTCTCCTAAGTATTCCTCAATGAAACCTCTGCCATAGTCTTCCCCATCAATCCTATTAAACCTTAATGGTATAAAAGGGTTTTTATCTAGGGGATATGTACCCTCAGAGTTAGGGATAACCACACCTTTTATTTCCTGTCTAACCTCCCACTTGTTTGAGGCTCTCCTCACATAAGTAAATAAGTCTAATGACTTGTTGGTATCAGACACTTCACCTAATAAATCCTGAGCTGCCTTAGGCAACATAAAGGGACTTACAGACTCCTTTGTGATTATCTCAAGGATGTTACCCATTGCATCTCGCTTGACCACATAGCGGTCTAAGCTGAATACCTTTATGCCTCCTTTCTTAGGCATGTGTACTAATGCGTTGCCTGCTACTATCAACTGCTTGAGTGCTTCAAACACAGGCACCCTAAGGGCCATAGTTTCTATTTCACTCATTGCGTTTCTTTCGATCTTTGCTAGAGCTTCCTCAACCTTACCTCTTGCAGCGTTATCCGCACCTAGCTCTGCTAAGGCAGCCTCGTCAAGAGACAGCCTAAAGAATGGAGAATTGGGTGGGAGTAGTGCAATAAGTAATTTACTAGCTAAGTTGTTGAGGCCTCTGGCCCCTATAGCTTGAAATGGGCTAGGGAATGTTGTGTACCCTGAGGAACCCTCTGGAGGAAACAAGGAGGGTATGGTAACTAATGCACCGTCCCTCGCTCGTTGTAAGAACGCTGTTCTATAAGTCTCTAGTTGTTGGTAGCGATTGGCAACGGATACAGCTACTTGCTGCTCCATTCTTCTTTACTCCTTTTATGCTGATGAGGATGACTTAGGGATACTAAGTCCTGAGCCAGATGATGGGGAACCTAATGTAGCGATACTTGTTTTCTGCTTAAAGGCCTTTTTACCTTTCTTCTTTTTGTTTAACATCTTACTGTTAGACTCAATATCTAATGTAGGTGCTGTATCGTAAATACCTGCTATTGCAGCAGGCGTTGCCTGAGCTACTGGTACTGGTGGTGGTGCCGGTCGTGATCCTCCTCCGCACATACTATTCTTCTCCTTTGTTTGTTATATATGTCATGTTATCTCTCTATCTTTAAGGCTCAGTATGTAATCTATTACTGACTGTTGTCCTATTAGGTGTTCTATCGTATACCCCCCATAATCCTTGTTGTGTCTAGGAAGTTTATCGGGAAATACCTCTGCTAATTTAGCTACTAAGGCATCACTAACTACTACGTCTTTACTATTATTCAAAACACTCATAATGTGCTATTACTGTCCATATTTATTACTTGACTTTCGGTATGTATGCAGTACATTTTTCTCCCCCTGAATAGACCTGTATGTTTATCTTGTAACCTTTGTATGTTGCAGGGTTATAACGCTCACAGTGATGTCTCCTAGAGCATTTTGTATTCGCACACTTCATTGTTACCATCCGAAACATCCTTTCATACCCTCTGCTGAATAATCCGTTACTGTACCCTCGAAGAAGTTCTTGAAACTATCCCCTGCGGTTACCCAATCTACCCACGGCAGTGGGTTCTCCTTGATACCGTAGTTACCTTTAAGGCCTAGCTGTATAAGTCTTCGATCCGTAAGATACCTGATGTATTCCTTTACCTCGCTTGCTTTAAGACCCTCTAGGTCACCGCTTTCAAACACTAAATCAATGACCTCATCCTCTAACCTCACCGCTTCCCTTGCAGTATCGTAGATGTATTCTTTGAACGCATCCTTAACCATCCTTGGTTTTTCCTTGGTGAACTCCTTGAACAGCTTGGTCATTCCATCTACATGTTTAGTCTCATCACGGATAGACCATTCGACTACCTCACACATCCCTTTCATTTTTCCAAATCTCTGGAAGTTGAGCAGCATCACAAAGGCACTAAATAAACCTACCCCCTCATTGATACAGGCCTGTGCTAAGGCATAAGCTACATCCTCATCCCCTGCGTAAGGGGCCCCACCTGCTGCCATGAAGTCAATCTTATCTGCCATAGGCTTATATTTTAAGAAAGCACTATATTCTGATTCATCTAACCCAAGTGTATCGTTAAGAAGGGCATAGGCACGTTGATGCGTACCCTCCCGATTCGCAAACGATAGCAGCATATTTCGTATCTCATTGTTCCTGAAGTAAGGGATGAATAGGTCAGCGTAGTTTTGTGCAACCTGTACGTCCGACTGAGTAAAAAGACGTAGTATCTGGATGATGTGATGCTTTTCTTCAGGGGTGATTTCGTTTCCCTTCCACTGATTAACATCCTCTTGCAGCTTGACTTCCCATGTACCCCAATGAATCTTCTCATGGTCTTCTGCTAACTCCATTGCCCAAGGGTACTGGAAGGGTTTGTATGTTACTGACGGTCGTGTTAGCCCTCGCATGATAAACACCCCTCTTCTACATTCTCTTCAACGAAATCCTTTAGGGCTACTCTCTCAACCTTCTTTCCTACTTGTTCTGCTGTGTGCCCTGATGATGTCCTCAAATAATATAATCCTTTTAGTTTCTTCTTCCATGAGTCTAGATGAACGCTATTAACGTAAGAACGATCAACACCTGATGGAAAGAATAAGTTAACCGACTGACCTTGGCAGATATACGGTTGCCTGTCTGCCGCATGTTGTACTACCCAGTGTTGGTCAATCTCAAATGCAGTTTTAAATACACTCTTTGTCCATGGGTCAAAGCACTCTAACTGTTGCACCGATCCCTCATGGTGTATGACGCTCTCCCATTGCTTACCCACCCAATCTGAATCATGCCCAAAGACTTCAGCTACTTCCCATAGTTTCTTGTCTAGGTATTTGTTCTTGATTAGATGTGTACCCACTCTGGTTCGATGAGCAAAGGCATTAGACTTCCAAGGCTCGATGCTTGGGGAGGTACTAAGTATCATGCTTGAGTTGGCGTTAGGTGCTATAGCTAGAAGATGGGAGTTACGCATCTCTGTGCAAGGCCCGTCTGTGTAGGTTCCTTTTTCATGTGCCAAGTTCACCGTAGCCTTAGTAGCCCAACTCTTTATCTCCATAAAGATTTTTCTATTCAACCCACTGGCTTGTGCAGATTCAAAAGGTACCTCTTTCTGTTGTAGTAGGGCATGAAAACCCATAGCACCTAAGCCTAATGATCTCTCGGCTATCGCAGACCTAACTGCTTTATGTAACTGTGGAGGAGCGTGAGTGATGAACTCGGTCAGTACATTGTCCAACATCCTTATCAGGTCACCTATGAATCTCTGGTTTCCTGTCCACTCTTCGTACTTCTCTAGGTTCACACTCGATAAACAACATACTGCTGTACGTTCTGGTGAGGTTGGTAGGTGTATCTCATTACACAAGTTACTACCGTGTATCTTCAGGCCTTTATCCTTAAGAGTCTTAGGCAACTGACGGTTAGCCTCATCAATGTAGTTGATGTAAGGTTCTCCAGTTCTGAATCTAACCTCTAGTATCTTCTCCCACAGTTTTCTTGCTGATACTAAATCTCTGATTTCACCATCATGGGGATCAATCAAATCCCATAGCTCATCCTTTGCTACCTTCTCCATGAACTCGTCAGTCACATTGACTGCGTTGTTTAGGTTAAAGCATTTACGATTAGCATCGCCCCCTGTGGGTAGTCTTATATCTAAGAACTCCATAATGTCTGGGTGACTGACATCTAGGTATGCTGCATAACTTCCCTTTCTAGTCTTACCCTGTTTGTATGCAGTCATGGCACTATCCGCAACTTTCATAAAGGGGATAGGGGATGGGGCCTTATCAGATACCGCTCTCACATCTGACCAATGACCTCCTACTCCTCCTCCTTTAACTGACAACCATGCTAACTCCTCCTGATGTTCAATCAACCCCTCAAGGGTATCAGGGACGTATGATAGGAAGCAGCTTATAGGTAGACCTCTAGGGGCTTCACCTTCCTTGGGTGCATTAGATAGTATAGGGCTTGAGAACATGAACCATCCTCTACTGGCATAGTCGTAGATTCGTTGTGCTAACTCACCGTCACCACCTGAGTACGCTGTGGCTGCCCTAGCAAATGCGTCTTGTATATCCTCACCTTCAAGGGTGTAGTAGTCTGAGAGTAGAGCTTGTGATTGCTCTGAGAGTACAGAGTTTCTTGACTTATCAATGTCAATCATCGGTAGTCACCTGACCCCTCTATAACTCCTCTATCTTTGCGTGAGGTTAACTTATCAATATTAGCATTGGCAACTTCTGCCAGATCAAGCTGAAAAGTTGTAGCAATCTGAGAGATAAACCAGAGTACATCCCCCAGTTCGTGCTTAATATCTTGGATTGGATAGCGGTAGTAATTCTGTGTTCCTCCTGTGCCTCTGCTGTAGTTACCCTTCCTTAGTTGTTTAGCTATGATGCTTGTTAATTCTCCTACTTCGCCTGCTATCCCTGCGGCTAGGTATTCTAACGCCACTTCTTTGTCATAAATGGCTGTAGTCTTCGCTCGTCTTTGGTAGTTCTTAAATGTTTCTGATATGTGTGTGCTTGGATATGTTGGGTGATTCTTCATTTGATTCCCTTGATTATCGCATTCTCTTTGGCTAACTGTGCGTAGTGTATTATCTTATCTAAGTCTGATATACATTGGCCTTTGTCGTACATGCGTGTAGCATACTTAACAATATTAAATTGGAATGGGTCTAGTTCATTTTCCACTCCGTAATGTAGTGGTTGTATTTTCTTAGATACATAATGATTACCTCCTACCTGCGTGGAGCTTGCTTTATCCCACTCTTCTACTGTTACATCATTTAATCTCTTATACATTAGCAGGCTCCCATAGCTTCACTTCGTTCTTATAGTCACAGTAGTCACCTTCTCTAAGTATCCTCGCTAGTCTTGTCTGAGTTAGAGCCTCATCAACGGTATGGCCTGCTTTCAGGTAAGCACTCCTTACTCTCTTCCACATATCCTCCTCAGTCTTGGCTCCCTCAAGTATTCGTAACGCTTTAACAGGGCCTACACCTTTAATACCTTTATAGTTATCTACTGTATCCCCTGTTAATGCTTGCTTAAACCAATTCCTGTTAGCGGCTTCTTCGGATATTTTAGTAGGCTTGCTATCTGTATTAGTCATATGCCAACAGTTCGGTATGGTTGCCATGTCTTTATCTGCTGAATATATAACAACCTCCTTATCTCTAGTGGCATAGATTCCCATGACATCATCGGCCTCTATGTTTGTCCAGATTAGTGACGAGTATTTATCACCTAGGTACGCTACTACTTCTCTTATACACATAGGTCTTCTTTTACCTTCACGGTTCTTTTTGTACTCAGGGTAAATACCTTTTCTGAAGTTACTGGTGGAACTAAATGCCACCTTGACTTTATCTATATCAAAGTAGTTATTAGCTACAGCTTTAACCCTTTCTATATGGGTAGCTGCTTTATGTTTAGCTTCCCACTCGTCTGTATGTAAAGTCCATATACCGTCCTCCCATTTGGTAGCTTTCTCTGAGGCTGCACATGCTTGATATACAACAATATCCCCATCAATAATTAAATCAGTCATCCTTCTCTCCTGTTAATGCTTCCCATGCTTCAGGAAAGTAGACTTTAATCTGGTCTGATATTTGTTGAGCAATCTCTCTGGTTTCCTCTTGGGTGGCCTTATCTAATCTTAGGTTGCATATCCTAGAGAACGCTAGGACTGACCCTGTCCAGTACCATTCTGTGTTGGTTGCAGTAGGCAGTACCGATCTGGCTTGTTCCTTAGATACACCAAGGTTTAGTAAGGTGTTATAGGCTATGCCACTGGCTTTGACCGATGACTCATATACAGAGTTAGCCATTAGTCCCTTCATGCCTAATAGGTAATTCTTACCCGATCCTTGCTTAATATCTTTACTGTCCTTTCTGTATCTCTTTGGTTCCCAGTAACCCTGAGATGCCTCAACGTATCTATATGACACTTCGTTCCAACACAACCCAACCTGATGTTTGGCTAGTTGTCTCGCTACGAATATTGGTGCCTTGATTCTGAACTGAGCCTGTATGTGCCCAAAGGGTGACCAATGACCATGCTTGGCTAAGTATTTAATTAGTCTATTGTTCTGATCTAACGAGTAGTTATCTGCGGTTTCAGAGTAGCTGACTCTAGCTGCATTAGCTACGGTGTCATCTGTTCCCATCGTATTTAGTAGTTCTACTTTCATCATCATAGGTGTAGTTATCCTTATCTGTGTGTCTTACTTAAGTGTAAGTCTTCTGATTTTAAAAAAGGGTTATATCGTGTTTCCATTATGTATTTTATTAAGCTGAATATTTTATCAGGACAGTCTCCTAAATTACCTGCCGAGGTGTTACATGCCTTACATAACAAACCTCGAACATCGTTGGTAATATGGCAATGGTCTATGTGTATCGCCCTATTGTCACCACTTAACTGCTCTCCGCAGGAATCACAATGACCTTTCGCTCGTAATATCAACGCTGTATGAGTCTCCCATGTAAGACCATACTTTCTACGTATAGATGATTCATACATTTGTAGTCTTGTTCTTGCCGTGGTTTGCTTTTTTTTGTTATACAAGCTGTGACATTCTCTACAGCGAGCCTTCAAACCATACTTCCCTCCCGTCTGTGCAGTGAAACAAGATAAATCTTTAACCTCTCTACACTTAGTACACTTCCTACTAGTGGGTGTCTGCCCAGTTTCTACCGATGTTGAACTCCCCTGTAAGAGGAAGCTTGAAGCTGTAGTATTCTCCAGTAATTCGAATTGCATCTATACAGACCTCCCCAACAATCCTCGCTTTATCTTCGCTACCATTAACCAGTAACTGTACTTCATCATGTACAAATGCAACTTGAGTGACTCCTTCAATATTCTTCTCCTGTAGTAGCGCATGGAATATAACCAACCATCGTTTACATATGATTGCCCCTGCGGATTGTAGTAGTGAATTAAGTGCTGCATGTTCTGAACGTATGGGTACCCTTCTACCATCTAGTCCTCGCAACCATCCTTTATCTTTTACTTGCTTTCTTACTGCATCTCTGAGTTCCTTTAGAGCAGGTGTCTTCTTAAGAAAGGAGTTCTTTAACTTTCTTCCTTGCCCCTTTCCTCCCCCTACGATCTCTCCTATACGTTCATCCCCACCTCCGTAAAGGAATGCATAAATGAATGTCTTGGCTTGTGATCTAGACTCTAATCCTGCTGCCAGTTGATTGACCGTATGTATATCGTCTTCCAAGAGTTGAGTAGCATACTTACCCTCATCAAAGGAATACATATAGTGAGCCAAACACCGTAGCTCAAGGCCAGAAACATCGACCCCGACAAGAAGAGAGCCAAGGGGAGCATGAAATAAAGACCTACACTCTTTACCGTAGAGTGCAGATACACTAGGTACTTGTGCCACATTAGGGTTAGAGTGTGTGCATCTGCTAGTAACGGCCCCCATGGTATTAACTCTCCCATGAATCTTTCCTCCCCTCTCTACCTTTAACCATGCTTGCTTACCCTCTGCTAGTTGACCTATTCTCTTTTGGAGCATTAGGTACTCTGTTAATAGTTTAGCCGCAGGGTACTTAAGGTCTTTTAGTACAGCCTCATCAACCTTGGGTAACCCATTGTTAGTAAAGATAGTGGGCTGCCACTTGTACAAGTCTATTAGCCTCTTTCCTATTTGCTCCCGACTGTTAGGGTTGAAGTCTGTATGCAGTATCCTTGTGTACTTGCACCCTTCTATGACATCAGGACGTTCCCTGTCCTTGAAGTTCATAGTCCTCTTGGGTTCCACCAATCCTTTGTGTTCCCACCATGACCCAAACTCCTCCTTAAGCTCTACCTCTAGCTCCGCTCTCTTTCCTATTAGAGTTGAATAGAGCTTAGTGGCCTCTTTAACATCAAAGGGAAACCCATCGTCAGTCTGCTTATTACATATATCAGCTATGGCATGCTCTAGGTCTATGGCATCCTTTGAATACCTCACCCTGTTTAACATGTTAAATAGAGTTGTTGTAACCTTGACATCCTGAAGGCAGTAGTCACCCATTTCCTGTGTCCACTCACCCCAGTTGGTAGTCTCTGAGTAAGCCCCTTTGTGGCAGCCTAATCTGTAACCCCATGCCTTCAATGAATGAGAACCTATGAGAGATGCGTTAGCCTTAATCCATGGGATGTTCTTCTTATACCCATTGAAATCCTTTTCTTTAATATCAGGATGCATTAACCTGCTAAGTACTAGAGTATCTATGACCTTCTGGTTTGTTAGCTTAAATTCTTCAAACAAGCCAGAATCTACTTTTTGTAAGGCAGGAATATCAAACCCTAGGATGTTGTGACCAATGAGTAAGTCTGCTCTATTCAGCATGCTTAGTGCTGTGTCTATAAGGTTAGTCCTATTGTCGTAGACCTTATACCATCCGTTGTCTAAGTCGTGTATTCCTATACAGTGAATCTTAAGGTCTTCCTTGTCTAACAGGCCGTTGGTTTCAATGTCAAACACCAACCTCATCAGTATGCCTGTTCTATATCATCCGCTAAAATCCTAATCTCCTCTACGATCCCTCTGACCGCAGTGACATCCCTCATATTTTTAGAGTCATAGGTTTCTACTACCTTTTTAGCAATAGCATCCCAAGAAATAAAGTAATCACCTGTCCAGATACCACCTTCGTTAATGTCTAGTTCCATGCTGTCTCTCCTTCTTTGGTTTCATTTAGTTCCAGATTTGAAAAGGGGTCTGTTTCCCCTATAGGTTCATTGTCTTCCTCGGACATGGCTACCTCTGCCATCCTTCCTGTTGTAGTATCGTAATTCAGGATAGAGCAGATGCCTGTTTGCCCTGTCCAACGGTTCTTAAGTATCCTTAAGAAGGTGGTGTTAGGATGCTCAACCGATTGTTGATCCCTCTCGCACCCTATGACCATATCAGATAGCTGCCCTATGGCCCCTGAGCCTCGCAACTGAGCCAAGGATGTTTGGGCCCCATCCTCATGCCCTTTGTCTCCTGAAGGTCTTCTTAAGTGGCTTACCAATATCAGGCCTACATTAAGTTCTTCACATAAAGACCTTAGGTTAGTCATGAGGTTGTCGATAATCCTGCGTTCATCTCCTCCCTCCATACCTGATACACAAATGGATATATGATCTAGTGCTATGTACCCACATGAGCCTGCTTTAACCAAGTATCTAATCTTAGAAAGTAAGTTGTCTGTTTCTGTACTGCCCCAATGATCGTATAGGTATACTCTCCCTGTACCTAAGGTGTTATCAAAGGCTAACTTCAATTCCTTATCGGTGACATGCTCTGTCCCTAGATGTAAGGGTCTGTTAATAGCCAATGACATCAATCCTAATGCTGTTCTCTTAACATTCTCCTCTAAAGCTATATACCCTATAGACTCCCCTTGATTTAACAGGTGATGTGCTACCTCTCGTACAACCTGTGACTTACCTATACCTGACCCTGCGGTGATGGTGACAATCTCTCCCCTTCTGATCCCTTGGGTCATCTTATTAAGACCTTCAAAGGGGTATGACTTACTCTCTGTCTTATCTTCAGTACTAACTAAATCCCAGAGGTCTTGTCCATTAATAATCCCATCGGGTTGGTAAGGTTTAGCATCCCATATGCAGTTAGATAGCTCTTTGTGCTTACCTGCCTTAAGCATCTCATTAGCATCTTTTAGGGGCAGATGAACAACTCTTGCTTTATTAGGTGGTAGTACTCCTGCACATTCTATGGCAGCCTTCTGACCTGCCTCATCCATATCCATGCAGAAGATTACATGCTCAAACTTACATAACCATTCCATGTTATTTATGATGGCCCTCTTGGCACCTTGGGCCCCTGTAGGTACACCAACCACAGGGTACTTATTACCAAAGACTTGGCTGACAGTTAGTGTGTCTACCTCGCCTTCGCAAACAATTACCTGCTTACCCCCATCTCTCCAGAGCCACTGACCGTACAGTTCAATGTTCTTTGTATCCCCTATGAATAGGAAATCCTTATTGGCAAACCTTATCTTCTGGGCTACTGTCCTACCTTCCTTTATGTAGTTGGCTACTTGGCATCCCTTGCCTTTAAATCTTCCTTGCTGATACTTAAATTTCTTTACTGTGTCTGTTTGTATACCCCTCTTGGTAAGAGGTGTAGTAACCAGATCATCTGTTATTAAATCCATGTGGCTCCTTTGCTTGGGTTGTTCGTTAATTTCTGTCAACTTTGCGGAACGATAGCCGCAACTAAAACACCATCCATGTCCATCATCGTAGATACTATATGCATCTGATGAAGGACAACTGGGACATTGTGTTTGCGTTACTAGATTTGATTCAATGTATCCCACCATGATTCTGTATCAAACTCCTGTTCTTCTTGACTGTTTATTACTTCTATACTTTGGTACTGCAACTTGAGTACCATAATCAGGGATTGCAGGGCCCCTAACTGAATAGGGCTAGGGGGTGATCCACATACTCCTATTCCTATAGAGCAATCGTTAAACCCTCTTGTATGGGCCCCTGCCATCTCTAACTCCCTACCTTTTTGTACTACTCCTTCTTCGGTTATAACAAAATGGTAACCAATCTTTAGTAACCCTTTCTTGCGGTGATGCTTATCTATATTCACCGAATCACAGGGGCATATATCCTTTACCTCCCTTACTAGAATGTAATCCTTAATCACTTCTCCCACTCCTTGGGTAAACGCATCCTTGCGTATTGAAATCCGTTCTTCTCACACCACTTAGCATTACTGACCTTGCTTGCCTGACCCTTTGAATCTGGGTTCATAAACACAAACCTAATGTCTAGGTCAGGATGCTGTTTCTTTATTAACTTGTGTTTGGTACGGTCTGCTGAATAGAAGTATCCTTTAGTCTCTATAATGATTCCGTTGTCAAGTATGAAGTCAGGCTTGTAATATCTTTGTTGCTGATATGTGATCCTTGTATCTTCATACTCGTATGGAATACCCCTCTCTATTAAGTCCTCTGCAAACTCATACTCAAACCCTGATCTAAAAGTCTGATTCAGTCTGTTCGTTTTCACTTGGAATCTCGTAGAGACTCTCCGTGTCTTCCGTTGTAGCCTTTTGTTGTGTTTCTGTCGCTTCATAGCCCCCATCTACTGCCGTGAATGGATTGCCTCCTTGTCCATTTGGTAATGATGTATCTAGGTTTACAATCTGGCACGATTGAGGTGACATCTTTACACCTACTGTCCCTGTGCCTGCTTGGAACCATGCTCTTGGTGTCCAACTAACTCTAAGAGTTGCCCCATTAGGGATTTCTTGTATGGAACCTTCCTTTGTTGTGTCGATCCGCTTGGCTTTTGAATCGTACATGACGATCTTTGGGTTCCAAACGCCACCATCTCTGGTTGGTACCTCATACAGTTGTTTGAATGACACAGCCACATAGCCTTCAAAGTCATCCAAGTACGAGTACATAGGATGGATGTTTATTATCTTCCTCTTAGGGTTTTCTTCTAGTGCTTTCTCCTTCTCCTTCTCCACTAATCCATCGAGATGTTCAATGAGACTTGCGGCCTCATCCTCCTTGATTAGTAAGCGGCCCTTGTAAGCCTCAGGCCCACCTTTGAATGAGTCTGGTTTAATGAAACTACACCAGTATGCTAGTCCAGTTAGTACGGTAAAATCTTCGGGTCTTGTAGTCATATGAGGTTTTCTCCTTTCTCGTTATCTACGTTGGTTCTTCTTGGGTTTACTATCGCCTCTACATCAATTCCTAAGCTAACCAATTCAGCTTGGAAATCTACAGGGACAGCTATATCGTTATGCATTAAGTACATAAGGGTCTTAATTTTAGTTGCTACTTGGGTGTCCATTTATTGTATGTCCTACATTAGTGTATATGTCTAAGCAAAAAAATACTTAGAGTTAATTACTTCCTTAATATCCAATGAGCCTTTAGGGGGTGGGGTGGGTAACTCAAACCCTAACTCTTTAGCATGTACTGCAAACTTAGCTAGTTGATCTACAGAATAGACCTCTACGAATGCCTCTCGTATCAACCTTGCCATGGTTGAGGTGTCAGCAGCATGTACCCCATAAGAGTCATGTATCATAGCGAAAGATTTGATTCCCTCATCCACAGCCTTGCATATCGTTATGGTCATACAGGCTCCATCATTACCGTGGACAAAGTTAGGGGCTATACCATTAACCGACCTCGCTCTATCTATGCCATCTATTGCCACTCTAATCTGAGGTTTAATTAAGGTGCCATCTATCTTAGTGGTTATCCTCATGGGTTTTGTGTTGGGATAAAGCTGATGTATCCATGCCCCTGTAGGTGTATCCCATACCACAGGTATATCCTCTTTGGATAATATCTTCCCAATGTCCTGTAGGTATTTCATTATTACCCTTGCGGCAGGCACTGACTCGTTAGCAACCGTCCATAGCTTGGCTGCTAGGTATGTAACAGCTTCGTTAAAGTCATCCTTGAATACATCGGTAGCTCCTTCACTCAACTGCTCCTCAACATAGTCTGCTATGTAGTCTCGACAGGCGAACTTAGTACCACCATAGGGGATCACCATAATGGGCCTCTTGACGGTCTTCCTAGAGCCACCAAAGGCTAACCATAGTTGGGCCATGGGGTGCAGACTGTCTTCCTTTATTGTCTCCCATAGAGACTCGTAGACGTTCTGATACATATCCTCTGGTACCTCTGATGGTATAAGACATGTTGCCTTACCTCCAACCTCGTCCAACCCTAATGCGCTTAGGTGTTGTAGTCCATTGTTCCTTCCATCCAGTGCTATAGGAAGATGACTAATGAAACCCCATCCTACCCTATTGAACTGAGCATACTCCATGCAGAAAGATAAGAACTGGAAAGGGTCTGATGCGGAAGACCACCATTTGTGAGTAAGAGGTTCTGATGCACTTAATAATATATATTCTTCATTATCCTTTACCCATCTAACTCGCTCTTGGAATGTAACCTTGTCATTACCGTAGGTGTTAGCCCCTTGTACACATAACCAATCTGCTGCCTCTTGAGTCTCTATTGCCTTACCCTCCCCAAATAGCAACAGTGCCTTAGAATAGTCTGGCCCCTGAGGATTAACAAAACTACTAACCGCATATTTTCTAAAGCGGAAATCATTCTGATAAACGTAATAGAGGGGCAGATTAAGGTAATCTCTACATGTACCTATGGTTCGTATCAAGGCCAACCTTTTAGAGTCTAATTGTGCATTCTTGGTATGGGCATTAGCTGCTCTCCTCTTCCACTTACTAAGAATATCTAACTGCTCAGGGCTCATGTCCTTCTTGTTTAAGGTGATTGGTAAGGGACACTTAGGAATAGGTACTGACTCCCTTGGTGGTACTCCTGCCCATCCTCCTCCATTCTCCCATATTTGTTCCAATACACTAAACACTCCCTTGTTGATGACCCACTGAGTATTCTGTAGGGCATTGAGGGCCTTGTATTCTAACGGCATTGGTTGATTGGCTAACTCTTCCAAGACATACCTATTCTTGGTCTTAACCATAAGTAGAGGCTTGATGTGCCTACTCCAATAACCCCCATCGTAGGGGTTAGTCCATTCTCTAGGTGGGATAACACACGGGCCAAAGTTGGGCATTAAGAACTGTGTCCTATGGTTTACCTTGGCTATCCAATCAAGCGTTATGTCTGTAGGCTCTAGTATTAGCTTAGTCCTCTTACCTCCCATTCTGATGGTTGCTTTTTTAACTAGACCAGTATGCTGTATCATTAAGTCGATCAGCTTGACCCCCATGTGAAGTTTCTCTGTTTTACTCCAAGGCTCATAGGTGATGAGAGCATTCTTGTTCATGGAATGTATCAAGTTGTATCTCATGTAATGTCTGTTACTGGTTCGCTTACTTACTGCACCTTTAACACTCTCAAATAGCCTAGGTTCTGCTGTTCGGAAGAGGGTGAACTTAAACTCATCCTCTAGTCTCCCTGCAATTGACATAGCGGTAGCGGTGATACCATTAGCGGAATTAAGGTGGTCTATGGTTACCTTAAGACAAAGGTAGGCAGCTACATCAGGCTTAACCAAGGATAATAACTTAGCATTAGTATGCCTGTTTCCTCTACCTGCCTTGCCCTCGTATGCCTCTATTAGGTAAGCCTTTAGGGCATCCTCTAGGGCAGTAACAGTGCCCTTTAGTACACTTATTCCTGCTACTGTAGTAGAAGGTAGTGCCGCTAGGTTATTCTTATTGAACCTAGACATCCCTACAGTAAGCATCCTCTCTTCTAACTTTAACTGGAGGTCATATAGGTGACCCTCTGGAACTTTACTGTCCATTAATTAAATCTCCTTCTGAGGCCCATTCATAGGCACATATCTTGACGATCTGTGGGTACTTGGCTATGTAAAAGCCTGTTTGTGATGAGAGAGCCTTATAATTTACAAGGCCCTTGTGTGGGTGTGTTACTTCCTTCCAAGATTTCTTTAGTAAGGTACAGAGTAAGTCGAACTCTGGGTCTGTTAGGGGGCTACCGTCCTTAAGGTAGTATAAGTAGCTACTCATTAAATAGTAGCTGAGTAATCCATTAGGTGTCAGGTCATCTATTACCACTAATTATCCTCCTTGTCCTTGATTTGAGTGTACATTATACACTAATGCATGTCTTAAGTCAAATAAGAGGCCCCATTAAGAGGCCCCTATGTAACCTATAACTCTGTCAGTTCCTCAATATTAAAACCCTCGGCAATCCAAAGGCTAGCCTTGTTTACGTGTATCAAGCACTATCCATGCATCATTCACTTGATCGAGCCACTTACTTGTTTCACTACAATCTGGCAAGAGGTATTGACGGTATAGAGCATCTTTAATTATGTACTTTAACGATTCGTTAGGTAAATCCCAATACTTGCTGTTTTCAAGGTGCAGTTTGCGTGTTTTCATATCGTATACTCTCGTTAGTTTAGATTAAGTCGTATAATGTCTCATTGTCAAATATACACCCCCGTTTAATCAGGTATTCCCGACCTATGGTAGTGGATAGAGTGTAGGCACCTTGGAATACTTTTATATCGTAGATGCCATAATAGTAAGAGAAGCAATCAAGGGCTTGTTTTTTAGTTGTGAATACTTTTGTTTCTGTTTGTTTGATAGACTCAAAGGGATTGCCTGTTATTTCTACTTTATAGTTATACATGATGTTATCCCCCGTAGGTGTATATAAATTCGAGTTGTTTCAGTACTTCTTCGCAGCTGAACACCGCTCCGAATTCTTCTGGGATAGGCTCGTCCATAGATACGCCTAGAACATCAACGTCTACTAACCGACCTTTGTGGTCGTAGACTGCCCAGAAGCTGAGCAAGGTATCTGTAGGGATAAAGTCATCAACGATTACATCGTCGTAGATCTTTTTCCGCATAGCAGATGGA